CGATCACACACGAAGAGTTTAGCACACTAGAAGCGTTTTTCTTAGCGAATCAAGGCTCTACGTTTTCATTCGTTTATCCATTAGAGCCACTAACTACCTATACAGTGATGTTCAATATGGACAAAATAGAAGCGACAGACATCAACCCAAACCGATGCACCACTTCGGTTGAATTGATACAGATATGACCTTAGCAACAATCCAAGACCTTAACGCCTTAGGCTCAAGCAGTGTTTTACTTGTGGCTTTAGAGATAAATATCCCATCAACTGAAACAATTTATGTTGTAAATAACGGAGAAAATATCACCTTTTTAGGTAATGAGTATTTAGCGTTTCCTTTTGAGATAGGCGAAATCAGTGCAAACAAAGGTGAGACACCCCAGTTTCAATTAAAATTAGACAATACCTCTAGGGTCATTGAGCGTTATTTAGTTGAGTATGACATCTATTTAAAACAAAATGGCATCGATGGCAATGGTGTTACCTGTACTGTTCACATACTCAATACAAAAGACCTCAGTGCGTCTATTTTAACCGAGTACTTTGAGCTAACAGATTTTAGTGCAGACGCAAAGCAAGCTACATTTAATTTAGGCACTACCTCACTTTTTAACAAAACATACCCACCACGAAAAATGTACGCAAATTTTTGTAGCTTTAAATTTAAAGATGCACGATGCGGGTATGCAGGAGCAGCCACTACATGCAATAAGACCATCACGGATTGTAGGGCCAAAGGCAATAGTGTACGGTTTGGTGGATTTATAGGCTTAGGGATGGGGATAAGAATATGAATCAGTATATAGGAATCCCATTTGATGAGCTTAATTGTTATCAGCTTTTTAGAGAAATTTACAAAAATGAACAAGGCATAGAGCTACCAAATCCAAACATCAGATACGATGAGAGCTATAAAGCTTTTGTTGTATGGCAAAACGAGGTGTCAAAGAACTGGGTGAGATGCGAGCCTAAAAAAGGTGCTGGAGTAGCCCTTAAATACAATATGGAACATCCAAAAATAGTTACCCACTTTGGGTATTGCGTAGATGATAAACATTTCATTCACACGCTCAAAGAAACAGGGGCAATAATGGAAGAGATACGAAAGTATGAAAATATTATAGAAGGGTTTTACGCTTATGAGCCAAATAATAACGCACAGTAATATACTTAACCCTTCTCAAATTATGGTAATGCCTACTTACGCAAAGAATAGTGAAGAGGTATTAAAAGACCTTTTGATAGCCGATGGTTTTGAAGTCGTTTTATCAAAAAATTCAGAAATAATGCACGAACCTTTTGAGATTGAAGCAGGGGACGTGATTAATGTTATATTCATCCCACAAGGCGGAGGGGATGGAAAGAGTATCATTTCATTAGTAGCTATGATTGGATTAGCTATATTTGCTCCTCAGTTTGTTTTAGCGCAGGGAATGTTTGAGGGAATTGGTCTAAATATGGTTGCTGGGTCCCTTGGAGCTTCCTTAGCAACCGCTGGAATTATGATGGCAGGCTCCTTAATCATTAACGCTGTTTTAGGACCAAGTATCCCTACTTCATCACTTAACATGGACAATTTGGAGACATCAAGTGCCTACTCATGGGACGAGAGTTATAATACCTTCTCACAAGGTAAAGTAATCCCAAAGGTGTATGGAACCCATAAAATAGTTCCACCACTTGTATCTAAACACATTGATACTGTAGATAACAAACAGTATTTTAATGGATTATACGCAGTAAATGACGGTGTGGTTACAAGTATTACAGACATTAAAATAAACGATGAGCCTATTGAGAACTTTGATGATGTTTTTATAGACATTCGTTACGGAACAAACACCCAAACACTTATACCAAATTTTGACAATACAAGAAGCGATAAGGGTGTATCTAAAAAACTAACAACCGACTATGCAACCGCTGAAACAAATGGTAATGCCGTTGTCGCACTTACAGCGACTCTTATGTTCCCAAGAGGTCTTTTCTATGCAGCAGATAATGGTGGGCTAGTAGAAAATTCAGTTAAAGTTGTTTTGCAATATTCTAATGATAATACAAACTGGGTTAGATTTGGTGGCGATACCGAAATAACAGGGTATTGGTATCACGAAGAGTATGATGGTGGGGATAGCGGTGGAACTTATATCGCTAAGTATAGTGCTTATAACGGTACATTTATAAGTTATGTTGATTCTGTACCCCCTGATGCAATACGTTATACAGGCGGCAGTAGATATGACGTTTGGTATTATACACCTAGCTACGATGCATCTTACACGACTATTACAGGGGCTGAAAGTAGCACTATAAGGAAAACATTTTCTCTTAATAACCTAACGCCGTCAAGGTATTATATTAGGGTTAAATTCTACGAAGAACCTACAAGCGGAACTAGATATGGAAGTGACTGTTACCTTGAGCACCTAACAGAAGAGGTTGGTGACGATTTTATATACCCATCCACAACCCTTATAGCTATTCGTGCTTTAGCAACCGACCAATTAAGCGGTGGAAGCCCTAAAGTATCTTGTGTTGTTACAACAGATGTATCAAAAGTATTGAAGTATGATAGAAGTGGTACAAACCACCCTAACCTTACTTATGGGGTATTAACAACTACTAGAGATATTAAAGTAGGTGTAACATTGGATGGAACACAAATATACAGCACTTTGCAGGCTTATGATAGGGTTATATTTATCTACACTAACTTTAATATTGATTACAGCTCATTCTATTTTGAGGCTGGGGTAAAATACAAAATAGAAATTAGGGAAGTTTATAGCATCGGTTATGCAAGGGATATTTACTTTACACCAACTGAAAGCGGTTTCTATGGTAAGATCATTCCAGATGGCGGAACTCCTTATGATGGTAACACCGACACAAATGTACCAACAGAGCATATCACTGGTTGGAATCCAGATACTGACTATCATACTGGATATACGGCTTTAGGAGACAGCACTAAGATATATTCAATGCCTTATAAATATGAAGGTGGTAACAATCCATCTATAATTTCACAGCAAATATTAACAGATTGTGGCATTTTGAGTGATAGATTTTTAGATAGTTTTAAAGAGTGGCAAATATTCTGTACAGAAAAGAATCATACATGTAATATCGTATTCGACTCATCCATGAGTGTCAAACAAGCATTAAGCTATGTGGCAACATGTGGTAGGGCTTCTGTAATGCAATTTGGGTCTAAATATGGTGTAATTATTGATAAAGCCTATGAAACCCCAGTTCAAGCCTTTACTTTTGGAATGGGGAATATTTTAAAAGACTCATTCAAACAATCATTTTTACCTATTTTAGACCGTGCAAATGTTATTGAAATGACTTACTATGATGCCGAAAATGAGTATGACGCTACCATCGTAGAAGTATCCAATACGAATTATGACAGCGTAGCAGAAGAGAATAGAACTGCCATTACTTTGGTTGGTTGCACAAATCGTGAACAAGCGATTAAGCACGCAAAGTATCTATTAAATTGTAATAGGTACATTACTGAAACAGTAGAAATAGCGGCAGACAAAGACGCTTTAGTATGTAAGTATGGAGATATTGTTAAAGTAAGCCACGATGTCCCCGAGTACGGATTTAGTGGAAGAATCGTATATTGCACCACAACACAAGTAACTCTCGATAGAGATGTAACGATGGTGCTAGGGACAAATTACTATATTCAAGTAAGAGATTCTAGCAACAATGTACATGAACACTATGTCAATAACTCAAATAGCACAACAGATGTACTTACCTTTACAACACCTATAACAACTCCTTATTGGGAGTATGATAATTATGCTTTTGGTGAAGTTGGAAAAGCATCTAAGCTCTATCGTGTTATGAGAATTGGTACAGCTAACGACATGACACGCAAACTATCTTTAGTAGAATACAACAAAGATGTATATAGCGATGAGGAAGTTATAGATATACCCCAAATAAGTTCCCTTGGATTATCTAATCTAAGGGCAACGGATTATATTCGCTATGCAAAAGATGGAAGCATTGAAGAGGTTATGCAAATAGCGTGGAGTGGGCAGTCGTTATCTTATACAGTTGAGATAAGCTACACAAAGTCCTCTGCATTTGGCGGTAGAAGAAAAGTTAAAAATAGTTTCTCATCTAATGAGTGTGTTTTCGAGTATGTTTGCACAGGTGGTAGGTCATATGATATAAAAGTGTATGACACATTCGGAGGCTCTTTACAAATATATTATACCCCTTTGGGTAAATTTGCAGCCCCTACTCAAATCACAAATTTAACAGCAAATAGCTCAAACGACTTAGTGGTTTTAACATGGGATAAGTGTTTTGACATTGATTTATCTCATTATGAGGTGCGTGTTAATAATACAAGAGTCCACACAGCCCTAACTAATCGTATTGAGTTAAGTGGGTTAATAACAAATAATTATACATTCACAGTTCACTCAGTTGATAAAAGTGGTGTTAAAAGTACGCCAACTAGCATTATATTTGACTATAAAGAGAGAAGCATTACTGAGTTAATTGATGATGCGTATTTAATTGAAAAAGCTTTTTTAGATGGAAGGCTAACAATTTACTTCACAGCCCCATCAACCACTCCAGATGATTATGATTTATTAGTAGCAAGATTAGGTGATATGACTGTTGATGAGTTCTCATATGCTTCTAAACAACTAGAAGGTTTTTCTTTTGATGACTTTTTAAATAATGGACTCACTTATAAATATTGGATAAACAGTCAATGGAATATTTGCACTAAAACACAACTTTTGGTTATTCAAAAATTACTTTCATATGTTGTAACAATGGATGCGTCAGTGGTAGGCAGTGACGGGAATATCAGAGTATTTAACAAACAGCCATTTGTTCCTTATAGTATAGGAGATTTATGGATAGATGGTGACACTGTAAGAGTGTGCCAAACTGAAAAATTAAGCTAGGGGGCAAACATGGGCTATGACATAAACGACTGGATAACACAAGCCACATCATCCATTAAATTAGCTCCAGTTTTAGATAATCAAAGAACTATTACAGAAGATGTGCAAGGTAAAACAACAGAGGTTCTACATAAGGGACTTAATACTACTAGCACACGCCTTGGATATTATGATGGTACTGTATGGACTTCTTACATCGCATCAAACGGTTATTTTTATTTTAAAGGTAATGATAGAAACTATATTTCTTGGGATGGTAGCGTTATAACAATCGAAGGAATACAGGCATCTTTTGGTGAACCAGTATGGGATACAGATAAAAATAGATATGTTTATATAAACCCAATAATCTCAGGTGGAAGGATAAAACAATCCTCAAGAGATAAGGTCTCTACACTAACAACATCAGACCTAGAGGGTAGCAATACTCAAACTACCTATATTGATTTGTTTGATAGGTACTATTACTTAACATCTATTGGGGAAACTATTACTGACTCCCTTGACAAATTAGACAATGGGGCAAACTGTTCTATGTCTTGTTACTCATACTGGTTTAATGAAGGTTCAAATGCGTGGTATGGTGGGGTTGATTATTCTTTCTATTCCTCAGGTACAGCTAAAAGTGTGGGTGAGTTTATATTTTGCAGATGGAATGCTATCCTAATGCTTCCATACGGAAATGTTGCGT